CAAAGACGGTGTAGAGATTGCCCGTAACTTCACAAGATGGGTACGTCACCCCGGTGACACAGGCGCACACACAGACCCTAGCCCAGTACCCGCTATTGCAAGTGCTGTTTGGTCTGCCGAAGTAATTTCAGCTTACGAAGCAATGGTAGCAAGCCAAGCTAGAGGGGTTTAATATGTCCATCATTCTTGACGGTACAAACGGCATTACAAGCGTAACTGGGTCGGCTTCTTTAGCTACTGCTGGGCCTGCTTTTCAAGCATATTTAGGCACATCTCAAGTCATTTCAAGCGCAACAACTACTCAAATTAATTTTAATGTAAAAGAATTTGATACAGCTACTGCTTACAACAACACAGGAAGTACAGCAACATTAAATGGGTTGTCTGTTCCAGCGTATTCTTTTATGCCCCCAGTTGCTGGTTATTATCAAGTTAGTGCTGGTTACCAAATGAATGGTGGCGTTGAAACAAGAGTGCAATTACTTGTTTATAAAACAGGTTCTTTATATAAAAGACTTTTTGATTCATCAGCTAACGGTGAAATAAGCATTGAAGGAAGTGTTTTAGTTTATTTAAACGGTACTTCTGATTATATTTCTGCTTATGGTTATATTGCTGGAACAGGAACTATTCAGTATAACGGTGGAAGTGCAGATTTAACATATTTCTCTGCTGTTATGGTCAGGTCAGCATAATGTTTAAATGGCAAATACTGGAACTAAGCGCAGAGGGTGAATTAATCACTCATGCAAAGTACCATTTAAGCCTGACTGACGGTACAAACACAGTTGATACTGAGGGCAACTGGTATTTTGCCAATCCTGTTGCTAACATTCCTTTTAGTCAAGTTACAGAGGAATTAGTCTCAGAATGGATAGAAAATGAATCTATGAGGGATGGAAAAAACCTCATAAAATCAAGATTAGAGGAACAGATTGCCTTGCTTGAGAAATCAAAAGTAGTTGTTCCTCCTTGGAAACCACAAGTTTTCACACCTAATTTAGGATAAATATGAGTCAAGCTATAGACATCATTTCTAGGGCATTAAAAGATATTGGAGCTTTGGAGGCTGGGGAGACACCAACTCCAGAATCTGCTCAAGATGCTTTTGACATGCTCCAAGACATGCTAGACCAATGGTCTAATGAAAGCATGATGGTGTTTTATAAGAATGAGATTATTTTTCCTTTAATTTCTGGACAAACCCAATACACCATAGGGCCTGGGGGTCAAATTGGAGCCATATTTACTGGTTCTATTTCTGGAAATATCCTCACCATTACCTCAATTCAATCTGGTGGAATTTCCATAGGAATGACACTTTCTGGGTCAGGCATTACTAATGGCACAAAGATACAGCAAATGCTCACAGGAGCTGGTGGGAATATAAATGAGGCAGGCACTTACCTCTTAAATATTAGCTATTCAGCACCCATTTCTAGTGAAACCATCAATGCTTATTACTACAGACCTTTGGCTATAAATTCTTGTTTTGTCAGAATTAACACATATTCCAATGGTCAGCCCATCACAAATGGTGGATTAGATTATCCTGTTTCTGTTCTAAATATTGAACAATATGAGATGATTGGCCTTAAAACTTTAAATGGCCCTTGGCCTAAAGCTCTGTATTATGAGCCTACAGAAACATTAGGTAATCTATATGTTTGGCCTAATCCTAGCCAAGGTGAAATGCATATATTTGTGGATCAATTGTTCCAACAATTTACCTCAATTAATGACAATATTGCTTTGCCACAGGGTTACACAATGGCAATGAGATGGTGTTTGGCTGAAAGATTAATGCCTATGTATGGAAAGGCGAGTCAAACCCAGATTGGGATGATTATGAAATACGCGGCTCAGGCCAAAGCCACAGTAAAAAGAACAAACATGAAACCTCCAATGGTTTCTACATATGCTGATTCTTTGTTGGTTGGCAGACAAAAAGATGCGGGTTGGATCTTATCTGGTGGATTCTTTAGATGAGGAGCATAAATGCCTGAATTTGGCTTTGTTGGCCCTAGTTATGGTGCTCCCTCTATCTACCAAGATGATCAAGAGTGCATTAACTGGAGGCCTGAGATTGACCCACTTAAACAGCCTGGCACTAGGGGTGTGGTTGCTCTGTACCCAACTCCTGGCCTCACCACTGTGGTTTCCTTTCAGAATCAGGCTCCAGTTAGGGGATTAAGAGCTGTCTCAGGATCCAATCAATTAGTAGCTGTCTGTGGTCAATATGTTTATTCACTGACATCTAGCTTAGTTCCTACAATTATTGGTCAATTAACTACCTCAAGTGGTCAGGTAGGAATTACTGATAATGGAACCAATGTCTATATTGTGGATGGTCAAAATAGATATACATGGAGGATTTCTAGTCCCTCATCTGCTGTTTTTACTGCCACAATTTCAGGAACCACATTAAATGTGACTGCTGTGACCAATGGAACCATAGCTGTTGGACAAGCATTATTTGGCATTGGTGTAGCTAATGAAACAGTGATTACAGCCCTTGGATCTGGATCTGGAGGCATTGGGACATACACAATTAATTTGTCTCAGACTGTATCAATAGCAGAAAGGATGAACTCTGCCAATGTGGCGGCAACACTGACAGGATCCATTTCAGGCACAACTCTGACTGTGACAGCCATTACAGGGACACTGTACCCAGGCCAGACCATCCAAGGAACCAGTGTAGCAACCAAGACTGTAATCACAGCTCTAGGCTCACAGACTGTATTGAGTGGTTCTATAGTGACTGCAGGCACTGGCTATGCTGTCAATGATATTGTGACCATTGTGGGTGGTGTTTATGGGCAAAGCCCAGCCACATTCACAGTGACCTCAATCAGCACTGGAGGGGTGGTTACAGGACTTTCACTGACTAGCCCTGGAGCCTACACAGCCACACCTACAAACCCTGTTTCTGTGACAGATTCAGGTGCTGGTACTGGGTTGACCTTAAACTTAACCTTTGGCACAGGTTCTGGTGGAACTGGATCTTATATAGTTTCAGGCTCTCAAACTGTTAGCTCAGAAACCCTTTATGCTCTGAACTTTACTATTTTGCCCTCTAGTGATGGTGCATTTAGTAGTGCAGATGTGGTGGATACTGTGGACAATTATTTTGTCTATAACAGGCCAAATACCCAACAATGGGGTGCAAGTAATCCACTTTCACCTATTTCTTATTCACTGAGTTTTGCCTCAAAAGATGGCTCTCCTGATAATTTAGTGTCTTTAATTGTTGACCATAGGGAAGTATATTTATTAGGGGAAGTATCTTCTGAGGTTTGGGTAGATACTGGAACTTATCCATTTCCATTTCAGAGAATCCCTGGCACAAGCACTCAGCATGGCATTGTGGCTCCATTTTCTGTGGCTAGATTAGGCAATTCTTTTGCTTATTTAAGCAGAAATATCAGAGGCCAATCTCAAATTGTTCAGATGAATGGTTATATTCCACAAAGAATATCCACTCATGCTGTTGAAAATACCCTAGTCAATGAGTATGTTGAGGATGCAATTGCCTTTACTTATCAGCTAGAGGGACATGAGGTTTATGTCATTTCTTTCCCAACTTTGGATTTAACTTGGGCATTTGATATAACCACAGGAATGTGGCATAAATGGCTTTGGTGTGATAACAATAATAAATTCCACAGACATAGGGCTAATTGCTCTGCTGTGTTTCAGAATATGGTTTTGGTTGGGGATTGGCAAAATGGTCAGATTTATATGCTTGACCCATCCAATTACACAGATTCTGGTCAATTTATTAGAAGGGTCAGAAGAGCACCTCATTTGGTCAGTGACTTGCAAAGGCAGTTTTTTGATGAGTTGCAGATCCAGTTTCAGCCTGGTGTGGGGACTGTAGGGCCAACTGTGGTCACAGGCAATGTAGTGGGTCAAAACCTAATAATTGCTCCAACTCAGACCTTTACTATTGGTGTAAATGACATTATCATCATTGGTGTTCCAAATCAATTATTGTCTAGTCAAGTCCAAAGTTATCCACAAGCTATGCTCAGATGGTCTAGTGATGGTGGATCTACATGGTCTAGAGAATATTGGGTAACTATTGGTCAAGAGGGAAGATATAGAAACAGGGCTATTTGGAGAAGGCTTGGAACTGCTAGGGATAGAGTTTTTGAGGTTTCCATGACTGACCCTGTATTTGCTGTAATTGTTTCCTCTAATCTGAAAGCAAGTGAGGGAGAATCATGACCACACAAATCAAGGCTTATCCACAGACAGAGTTATTGGATCAATCAACTCAAAGGCCAAGTAGAGCTTGGCTACAGTATTTTCAGAATTTGTTGAATTTCACATCATCACCTACAGCCACAAAAGGAGGAGCTATTTTGCCTAGTGCTCCAGTAGGGTTTATGAATGTAACAATAAATGGGCAAAACTTCAAAGTTCCTTACTATAACCAATGAATCATTCAGATATTTTTAAGACCTTAGAGGGTAGGATGGATTTTGATCCTAAGACAGTCCATAACTTTTCTGATGGTTTGTATGCCAAAGAAATGACCATTCCAAAGGATTTCTTTGTGGTTCAGCACATCCATAGCTTTAGTCATTTGAGTATTTTGGCTAAAGGTAAGGTTATTGTGAGAACTGATAATTCTGAAAATACTTATAGTGCTCCTAGCTGTATTGAAATAAAATCTGGTATACACCATTCAATCCAAGCATTGGAGGATTCTGTTTGGTTTTGTATTCATGCCACTGATGAAAAAGATGAGTCTAAGGTGGATGAAGTTTTGATTAAAAGGGGTTAATTATGCCAATCGGAGTAGGAACCGCATTACTTGCATCTGGTGGTTTAAGTGTATGGGGTGCTAACAAACAGGCTAATGCCGCACAACAAGCCGCGCAGTTGCAATACCAAGCCGCACTGCAAGCCATCGCAGAGCAAAAGGCTGAATTCAACACCATTCAACAACAACAAGCTCCTCAAAGACAACTTGGTTATAACTCTATTAATCAACTTGGTTCACTTGGATCTGGTGCTTATCAGACTTATGATGCTAATGGAAACCCAACAGGAACCTCCACAGGATCTGGTTATTTAACCCATCAATTTGGGTCTGGTGATTTAAATGCTCAAATGGCTCCTAACTATGGTTTTGTGCTTGACCAAGGCCAAAGGGCTACACAAAATGCTAATAATGTGGGTGGAGGTTTGATAGGTGGAAATGCACTTACTGGGTTACAGAATTACACACAAGGGTTGGCTGGGACTCAATACCAAAATGCTTTTACTAATTACCAGAATCAAAGAAATAATATTTATGGGATATTGGCTGGACAGGCAGGCATTGGTCAAACAGCCCAAAGTGCTGTGAACACTGCAGGCCAAAATGCCACAAACAACATTAGCAGTCTTGGAGTTGGTGGAGCTAGTGCTTTGGGTCAAGGCCAAATTGCATCTGCCAATGCTTATGGTGGACTTACAAATACTTTGGGAAGTGGTGCTACTTTATGGGCATTGCTAAATCAAAAGCCTAATGTACAAGCTCCACAAGGCTATGATCCAAATGCAACAATTGGCCCTAATACTCAATCTGGTGGTGTGCCAGGTGCACAAGCATAAGGACTAACATGGCAGGCTTTAATTTTTCACCTATTGCAATTCAACNACAGCCTCAGACATCTCTGGGGGATATGCTTAATATTGCTAAAGGAGCACAGGCTTATCAACAGGCTCAACAATTAAATCCTTTGCAAATTGANCAAGCTCAAAAGGCTTTGCAAAAACAGCAAATGGATATTGAGCAAGCTAGGATGATGAATCCAATAGCTTTAAAAGAGGCTCAAGCTAGGGCAGAATCTGCTGTTACTGGAGCACAACAAGCTAAACAAAATTATTTAGTTTCTGGTGAAGATTACGCTAGGAGAATGATTAATGCTTTACCAAAACTTGATAAATTTAAAGATAAAGAAGGTAATGTAAATCAAGATGCATTGGCAGAATCTTTAGGAATTATTAGATCATCTACAGAAGCTATAGGACTGCCAAAACATCCATCTAATCTTTTAGGTCAAATGGAAGAGGCTATTGCTAACAAAGATTATGCAAAATATGAAAAGCTAAGATTAACCTCTGGTGGTAGTTCTGGATCAACATCTGAACAATTCAGTGCTAAATTCCCTGCAGTTCAGCTATCTAATCTTGGTGGTCAACAACAAGCAATTGCTACAGGAAATCCTGAGATGGCTGAGACAACTCCAGGCACTGCTGTTGGAAAACCAATTGCAACAACAATAGCACCACAAGTAGTAACAGACCCAATAACAAAACAACAAATTGTCATTGGAGGTCAAAGAGATGTATCTGGAAACCCAACTGGAAACATTACAAAAAGTGGCCCTCCTGTTGCTCAAACTGCTCCACAAACTACAACAGCACCTCCAACTGCAACAACTCCAAGAGCTACTACTGGAACAACACCTCCAATGGTAATGTCTCCAAGTAAATTTAATCCTCAATTGATTCCAATGTCTAATGAGTCTCCTGAAAACTTTAATGCTAGGATTGCGGCAAATCAAGCCTCATTGGAAAAAGCTAAAGATCAATTTAGTAATGCAAAAAGTGAATATGGTCATTTGCCAACAATTAGAACTGTTAATGACCACATAATGGAATTGCTTAATGATGCTGATGTAAGGCCTGGTGTGGTGTCTAATTACTTGGCAAAACAAACTGGCAAAGGCTCACTCAATGATAAAGAAATTAAATTAACAAAATATCTTGAGCAAAGAATTCAAAACTTATCTGCCAAATCAGATGCTGATGCAGAATTTAAGAGGGATGCTTATGGTTCATTTAATATTGGTAAAGAGCCATTAAAAGAAATTGTTAGACAAGATAATACTTGGCTTACTCAACAAGAATTACAAGCCAAGGGCATACAAAACAATGCAGGATCACAAGTCAATCCTAGACTTGGAGCTGTTCAAGGATTCAATAATGAATTTTCAAAAATGGCTACAAGTAAAGATTTCCCTGATTTAATGAGATATATTTCAATTGTTGGGGAAGATCCTAAGAAATTATTAATTAAATCTTATGAAGATGACCATGCAAAAAACTTTTTAGGCAATATGAGTTTACAAAGAAGGCAAGCATTGGAACAACAAAGGCAACAATTATTGAAACTTGTTGGAGGCCAGTAATATGGTCATGTCCACATCACAGCCTAAAGAATATGATATTAATCAGTTTCTTGGGTCTTTGCCTGAACCAAAAGCTAAAGTGCAAGAGCATGATATTAATGAATATCTGCAAAATGTAAAGCCTACAGTTCAGCCTCAAGAAGTTGATATTACAAAGCCTTATATTGCTATTAGGCCTATTAGAAGTAAGCAAGCAATTGCTGAACAAAAGCCAATTGATTATTCTAAGGTTGTTCCTGAAATAGCTAATTTGGCAAACATCCCTGCCAATTTTCCAGGAGCTGTAGCCAATGTTGGAGCCTACACTGGAGCTAGATTGGTTGGTCAATCACCAGAGCAAGCCTCCAAGACTGCTGAAAGTGTCAGTGAGCCTATTACCAATTTGCCTAGTAAGATATTGGGCACTGAGGGATATAAAAGCAGATTAACAGATCCTATTAATAATTACATTGCATCTCATATTAATGAAGGTGCAGAAGTTATTGCAAAAAATTTACACATTTCTGTTCAAGATGTACAACAAGGAATTAGTGCATTAGGCTTGGTTGCTCCATTAGGTGCTAAATATGTTGCTCCATTAGGTTCAACAATTAGAAATGTGGCATCAGATATTAGAGGTTTAAGATCTGATTTAACAAGTCAATTTGAGGCTAGAAAAGCTCCTACAGTTTCTTCAGTTGTTGGAGAGAAATCAAAATTGCAAAGTGGTGGAGCAGCGGCCACTGCACCAGAAACTTTAGTTCAAGCAGAATTGGAAAAAGCACATCCAACTCTAAAATCTCAATTAGCTAATAAACCCACAAATACTTATACACCAGAAGATTTAAAAGCCTTAGAAATTCATAATAAATTTTCACAAGTTGATCCAGACTTTATCCCAACTGAGGGAGAGGCTAGACAAGATATTGCAAAAATGTCTGATGAATATAACCACAAAGCCTTGCCAGGTAATGAGCTTTTGAGGGAAAAATTTGAGCAAAGAAATCCATTATTAATCAAAGGCTTTAATAATGTTAAAGAACAATTTGCTCCAGACCATTCTGGAAAAAGTTTAGAGGATAAAGCAAATAATATTCTTGAAGATATTAAACTTAATAAAGTAGATAAAGATACTCAAGCAATTAAAGATGCTTATAAAAGTCTTGAAGATTTAGGTGGTGGTAAGTTTCCTATTGATTCAGAGGCATTTGCAAAAAATGCAATGAATAAATTAACAAAAGAAACTGATGACATTGACCATTTGCCAGAAGTTTGGCAAAAGAAACTCAATAGATATTTGCCACAAGAAAAATTAGATCCCAAGACTGGTGAAGTAATTGGAACAATTCCTCCTGAAAGGGATATGAATTTTAACCAATTTGAGAATCTTAGAACTCAATTGGCTACAGCAAGTAGGGCAAGCACAGATGGAAATGTGAGGAATGCTCTTGGTCATATCAGAGATGCATTAGAGGAATTACCACTTAAAGGTGAGAATGCAGAACAAAAAGCAGTTGCAGACCAAGCTAGAGCTTTATTTAGGACACAAAAACAATTAATCACACCTCCTACAAAAAACAAACCAAATCCTAATTACAACAAGGCTTATGCAATTGCTTATGATGACCCAAGGACACTAGAGGAAATTGAAAAACTAATTCCTCATCCTGATGCTAAAAACTTTTTTAAGACATTGGTTACAAGTGATAAAGCATCACAATCTGATATTAATAGATTAATTAATTTAATTGGAGAGGGTTCCAAGTCTCATCATGAGTTGATTGCTGGGTTAGTGGATCACTTGAAAACCAATGCTGGAGTTGTCAACACTGAGTCTGGTGAAGTTGGTGCAATTTCACAAAAGAATTTGAACAAAGAACTTAATAATTTAGGTTCAAAACTAGATTTGGCTATAGGCTCAGAGGCGGCCAACAGGCTCAGAAACATTGGTGATGTAGCTAGACTATCTGAGCATGTTAAGAATGCAGAAGGTGGAAATGCAAATGTATCTCAAACAGCTATTACATCTGAGAGGGAAGCGGCTAAAAAGGCCATCAAAGATGTTGCCCTTGGAGTTGCAGAGGCTGGTGGAAATGTAGCAACTGGAGGCAAACTTGGACTTGTTACATCAATCACCAAACCAATTCTAAGAGCCAGAAATGAAAGACTTGCATTAGAGGAGGCCAAGAAAGCACAGCAAGAACAGTTAGCAAAAACAATTTCTAGAACTGCAGGCATTAACAATATTAAGGACATAGGAAAATGAGTGTCAATCTTTCACCCATAGGTAATGGATTTCAATTCTTTACTACCACTGGACTGCCATTAAATGGTGGATTTATCTACACCTATCAGGCAGGCTCCACAACTCCTCTGACCACTTATTCAGACAATGGTGCAGTTTTTCCTAATACCAATCCTATTGTTTTGGGCACAGATGGTAGGCCACAGACTGAGATTTGGTTGACTTATGGCTACACCTACAAGTTTGTATTGACTGATAGCAATAATGTAACTATTCAAACTTATGATAATTTGTATGGAATTATTGGAGTTCAATCATCTGGTGGTGGTGGAACAACTATTCCATCAGGCTTGATTGCAATGTGGTCTGGAGCTATTGGATCTATTCCTAGTGGATGGTTGCTTTGTGATGGTACTAATGGAACACCAGATTTAAGATCATCTTTTATAGTGGGTGCAGGCTCCACTTACTCCCCAGGTGCTACTGGAGGTTCTACAGATGCAATTGTGGTTTCACATAATCACACAGCTACATCTAACTCTACCTCTACGGTGAGTGACCCAGGACACTTCCATGTTATTCCAATTACTGGCCCAGATGGACGTGCTGGTGGTTCAGCAAATTACACTGCAGACTGGGGTTTAGGAACATCTAACACAACAACAGTAACAACTGGAATATCTGTAGCAACATCCACAACAACTACAAACCAGAGTGCTGGTGTGAGTGGCACAAATGCTAACTTACCTCCTTACTATGCTTTAGCTTACATATTCAAATCATGAGTACAGAATCACCCATAGATCTTGTTAAGTATGGTGTTCTTTGGCAAAAAGTAGAGAACATGGAACAAAAGATTGACAAGCTAGAAACAGGCATGGAAGAGTTGCTCAAACTTGCTAACCAAGGTAGGGGTGGGTTTTGGGCAGGGATGGCAATAGTCTCTGCTCTGTCTAGCATTTCTGGTTATGTAGTACATTTTTTTCAGAATAAATAATGCCATTCATGCTTGCTATCTCTGCTGTATCTGCTATTAAGCAAGGTGTAGCAATGTATAAAGAGGCAAAGCAAGTAGGTCAAGAAGTCTTTGGCATTTATTCAGAATTAAGTGATTCACTTGGATCTTTTTTTGACCATCAAGAAAAAGCCATTGCAGAGGTTAAACAAAAAGAAAAGAATCCTCCTAAAGGCAAAAGCATAAAGGCTCAAGCTCTTGAAAATGTAATCAAAAGAAAACAACTTGAACAGGCAGAGGAAGATTTAAGGCATACCCTTATTTATGACTCACCTCCAGAATTAGGTGCTTTGTGGTCTGATTTTCAAAAAGAAAGAGAAAAATTAGAAAAAGACAAAGCCAAGTTTGACCAAGAGCAAAAAAAAAGGACAAACTTGAGGAGAGAGAAAGAAAAGCAAGAAAAGAAAAGTGGGATCTTAGAATTGCAATCTGTATTGCAATCTTGGTGGTCATCATCACAATCTTTGGCTTGATGTACTACATAAACCTAGACTATCAAAAAAGTAAAGTTGAAGAGCCTTGGCATATTGAGTTTAAAAAGAAATTTAAAGACAATAGCCAAGAATTTGAATGTTACAAAATATTTAGGGAAACTGGATATTCACCCAAATATTGTTTGTAAAAGGAAAAAAAATGTTTAATCCTTGGGTTTTGTTAGGAATTATCTTATCAATAATTAGTGCATTTGGGTCAGGATATTACAAAGGGGAAAATGATGAATCAGCAAGAAATCAAATTGAAGTTGCAAGACTTAATGAGCAAGCTAGGTCAGATGAGCAAAAACTGGTTAGCCAAAATTCAGATTCTCTTAAACAACTCCAAAAAGTAAATCAAGATGCAGATCAAAAACAAACTCAACTTAGGTCTGATTTGGCTAGTGCTAATCTCAGGTTGTTCATCCACACCAAAAGTGGCTTATCAATGCCCTCAGATCCCTCCAATGCAGATAGAGAAAAGGGAAGCGAACTTGACCAATCAGCTAGTAACTTCCTTATCAGCCTCACCACAGAAGGTGACAAAGCCATAAATGAGCTAAATTCTTGTATAGATCAATATAATAATGCTTACAAAATCATGAAAGGAAACCAATGAAAAACTGGACATTAAAAGGAGTTGTTACTATTATTGCTTGCATAGCTTTAATGGAAGTGGTGACCTCTATGGTTTGGATGTTTGTTCAAGCTATCTTGGATCCAACTGTGGATGATAAGGTGGTGTTTGATATTGTTGGCCCAGCCTTTCAAACAGTGGTTGGTGGATTTATTGGCCTAATTACAGGCATTCATGTTGGAAAATCTGATGAATCTCAGTGAACACTTTACTCTTGAAGAGGCTACTTATTCTGAGACAGCCTCTAGACTTGGCATTAATAATCAACCAAGTGAACAACAATTAGAGAATATGAAAAAGTCAGCCCAAGGCATGGAAGAGGTCAGAGCCTTGTTGGGAAAGTCTATACATATTAATTCATGGCTAAGATTGCCAGAAGTTAACCAAGCAGTTGGAGGGTCTAAGATTTCTAGCCATATGGATGGTTGGGCAATAGACTTTACTTGCAAGGACTTTGGGACACCTTTAATGGTTGCAAAGGCTATAGAGGATGCAGGCATCAAATTTGACCAACTCATACATGAATATGGTATTTGGACTCATATTAGTTTTGCTCCTGAGATGAGAATGCAGAAACTCACTATTTTTAACCCAGCCAAGAAATACAAATCTGGCTTACTTTCTAAGGATGAATATGAAAAACTTTAAAATTGAGGGCAAAGAATACAAATCTCCCAAAGCTCATTATGTAGTTTTGAGAGAACATGAAAAGAAAACTGAGCATGAGTTACATAGACTAGAGGATAAGCTCAAAAAGCATGAGCACCTACCTATGGAAAAAGCTCATCCAGAAAAGAGCTAATTTAGTTTATTTTGATAATCAATATAAGTCTGAGGTAATGGCACATCTTTAGGCCATAAATCAGTCTTGATTAGAGTAAAGACAGTTCTAAGGTGTGCATCCATCCAGAACTGCTCTTTTTCCTCTTTGCTTAAATAATGGCCTTGGTCTAAGGCATGGTGACAGTCCCAACAGAGAGCCGCGATCATGTTGTCATCAGATTTAATTGACCTACCTTTCCCATGCACAGAGCTATTAGAGTGAGCACCAACTACTGTTTCATCCTCACATCCACAAGCATGACAGTGTAAATATCTAATATTGTTTAAGAGTTTGGTGCTCCTAACATATTGCCTTTTAGGGTGTGCTTTCAAGCTCTATTCCTTTTTCATCACACCAAGCCTGTAACCAATCCACAAACTGACTAGCTTGGTCTTTGGTGAATTTACGACTCTGGAGGCCTAATTGCACAAGTCTATGCCCATCTAAGGATGGTGCTATTTTGGAGGCATGTAGGCCTGTTTCTGTGGCAAATTGGTCTATTAAAAACCTCTTCCAAGATTCTGCATCCCACTTAGCTCCAAAATGTTGTGCTTGCTTAGTAATGTCAGCAATAATGGCATGAAACTTAGCATTTTGGTCATGGCTCCTATTTTCCTCCTCAACTGTCATGACTAGGGTTTTACCTGATTCCAAAGCAGTTTTCATTTTAGGCCATAGGTTTTTAATAAGAGCTGTGCCTTGCTCTACATTTACAAGTTTATATTGCATATTAGTCAACCATGATGTTTAGCATTCTGAGAGCTGACTCAATGCTATCTACAAGGCAAAATGGCCCTCCTTTCCAGTTTTCAGCAAAATGCTTTTGATTTTCATTAAACCCTTTTTTGCCATAACCAGTTTCTTTATTTTTAACCTCCATAAGCAAGGTTTGACCATGATAGCCAACCAATAAATCACAAGGTTCTTTGAGGTTATAAACAGTTGCTCCAACAGCTCTAAGAGCATCCACAATACCTTTTTGGTTGTTATCCACTCTACTTGCTAATCTCATTATTGTCCCCTTGCACGGATTTCATTTGCAATTCCGACTGCTGTTCCGTTTTGGGCGGGATGAGAAGTCAAACTTATGTGCATTGCATAGCGTTGCTTTTCAGCAATTTCTGCACACGCTTCACGTTCACGTTTTGCTATCAAATTTGCAAAATGATGTAATAACACAATAAATGTATCATCATCATCTCTAACACTTATGGGAAATATATTCCAAGCAATATTGATTATTTCTTCCTTAGTCATTTTCTAATTCCTTAATTTTTTCAGCAACATCTTTACCTAAATTTTTCAATAATGGATCCATCATTTTTTGCTTGACCATATCTCTGGTGTAGTCCCTAAAGCCTGGAGCTAATGCCAACTCAGCATAGAATTTAACTATGCTTTGGTATTCAGCATCCCAATCAAAGATTGAAGATCCATTTTCTGAGAACATTTTGGTTTGTCCTTTCTCTTTTATATTCATCTTTTTTTTTAGGATATTTAGCCCTATCAAGTTGTTTGACAGGAACATCCCAAGGTTTAACTGGTTGCCAAATTGTTTTAAAAGTCATATTAATCCTAATAAAAAATCAGATGGATCATATCTATAAATGTTTATTAACCTTTGACTTGTTTGTTTCCAAGTATTTTTGTAAGATATACCATTTCTTTGTGCAATCTTAATCCAACCCATAGATTGCCAAAATAAGTTGGATTCCAAATCATCAGCACACCCAGCACTGAATGCAAAAGTTCCTTGAGTTTTACCATAATCAACAACATGGTCTAAAAGTTTTCTACCTCTTAAAAATTTTCTAGCATCAGTTTGTAAACAAATTTGAGCTATTTTTCCTTTTTTACTAATAGCATGAGGAATTCCAAAACTTGCTAAACAAAAACCTACCAAATCATTATTACATTCAATAATAAATAATTTGTCATTACAAACATTACTCCATCTATCACCTGATTTTATTCCTGTAATAGCTGATTCATAAGCCATTTTTGGTATAAATCCAAGACTATTACTTTCCTTTTTTGATAATGAAATAATATAGGAAATGTCATTTAATGTTGCATTTCTGACTATTCCTAAATCATTTAATTCAAGAATTGCATTCATTTTGCACCTATGTATTCATGACAATAACAAATCCTATCTGCATGTCTTTCAGTCATTTCCTTTGACCAAAAGAAATCTGTTTTATTTTCCAAAGATCTTTTATATTGTCTAGATCTATCTTGCATATTGTGAGCTGTTGGTCTCCACAAAGGTGAATTATTCCTATATTCACCAAGTCTTACATGACTAGACTTAGAAAAATATCTACAACCCTCATTCACAAATATTTGACCAATTGCATCACTGATTCTTACTCCAAACCCTAGACCTTGGAAATCAGGAAGTATCACAGTTCTATGACCTTTCCATGCTTTTTTTAGGGTTCCAGAGGGAAGAGTGATAGCTGCGGCAAATCCAACAAGCGTTCCCTCCCATGTTGCGATCCAACATCGTGCACTTTTATTGAGGTTTCCTGTGAGATAGTGATGGTTGCGAAAGACTGACCATGCTTCGGTTGTGCAAGGAAGTATCTCCAATTCCAAAATTGGCCGAACTGACCCCCTTCCGACTGTGAGCCGGTTTGTAGTTGTGTCAAAAATCCAATCAGGCTGTAACCAATCAATGATGTCATAGTGACAAGAGGCAAACACCATATTTTTCAAGCCCTCTTTTCTGATATGCCTAGCTATAGCATAAGAACAAGATTTAGCCACATTTCTATCCACAACAGATGTAAATTCATCAATGATGGCATTGTCTTTTAAGGATCTAGACAAGTCAGCTCTAAATTTTTCTCCCATAGACAAAACATGATAAGGCTTTAACCAAGATGGTACAGAATTGAGTCCAACAGCACTAAGTTTGTTCTGAGCATCCAAAGCACTTTCAAAATGGCTACAAATGGCTTTATTAGGCTCCCAAAACACTTTTTCAGCCTCACCTATGGTAGATAGTATGGAAGATTTGCCACTACCTGATGCCCCTACAATCAAGCCTATTTGGAAATTTTCAGGCTTTTCAAAAAAAGGCACTTGAAATTTGGTTGATCCATCAAATTGAAAGTCAAATGATTTTGAGCATTCTTTGGTGATTTCATCTTGTTCAACAGTAGAAATTAATGTTTTCATACTACTTCCTTAATTCTTAATGCTTCTTTAGCAAATTCAAGGCTAATTTTCCTGACTTTATACCCCATTTCTTGTTTGGCAAGAATAATCCTAGCCCAATCTCTACCATCACCCATAGGCTCTTCAAGTTTCACCCAAACTTGTTCTGGAGGAGGTTCTTTCTTTTTCCATTGGTGCAAACTACATTTGGGTTTTTCAATTTGAACAGTCCAAGGGTTGGTACAACCAAACTCACTACAAAGCAATCTTGCACCATCATCTTGAGGTTCTTGTTTTGATTCTGATTTTTTAAAGCTCATTTGTCATACTTCCCATCAATTATTTTTTGAAAATTACTAGCATTGACCATCCAAACAAGGTCTGGCCTCCAAGTTCTGTTATTGCTCTCAAAGCCTGAAGATAGTTTTGTGTCCTTGGCTATGTATTGGAAAAACTCATCCCACCAGACTAAACCCTCCTCCAAAGTGGTGTACCCATCTGAAAAATCAGACTTTTGGGATGCTTGAGTCCATCTGTTTTTCAGATTGGTTTGCCTTGCTCCCTCCCAAACTCTAGGCTGAGTAAGGTGAGGTAAATGCTTTTGATAAAGTTTCAAAATCTCTTGATGAGGGCAAGTTAGGAGCTTTGCTCCTGACTGTATAGTATTAATAATTGGTTTATGGTTATTGGTTAATGGTTCATGGTTATTGGTTAGTTGCACATCTGTTGAACACCTGTTCAACACCTGTTCAACACCTGTTGATTTTTTAGCCTTTCTTTGTTCAGCAGAGATCTTTCCTCCTTTTGATTTTTTAGACAAAAGTTCTCTATATTGTTCAATTTCTAAATCACATCTTGTTTGATGCCATGAGTCTTGATTTAATTTAAAGAAACTATGCAAAATAAGTTCAACATCATTTTCAGATGCTCCTACTTGAAATGCTAATACTTTAATATTATTGATTAAAGGTTTTTCAGAATCATAATAAATCCAGATTAACCTAAGATAGGCCATAGTCTGAGAATCAGAAAGCCTAGATGTGACCTTTAAAAAGTCACCAATATGATGTTGATAATAGTGCATTAAATGCCCTCGCAAACCTCCAGAAAAGAAACTATGGCAGGAGGGAGGTACTCTTTTCAAAAGGGGGATCAATCCCTTTCTAGCCCAGTTTCAAAATATTCTAACCTAAAATCTTGGTGTCTCATCAAACCATTCAGGTTTCAACACTTTCAATTGCCAAATCCTACCTTGGGGTATCTCAAACCAATTGTTAACAGCCTGTCTGCTAACTCCTAAGAGCTTGGCAAGTTTGGCTGGAGAGCCTGCAAGTGATATGGCTTTTTCTTTTGTCATGTCCTAAATTGTACAGATTTATTGACTTATTTTACTATTTTTGTTGTTTTAGGGTAACTACCTACAAAAAAGGGTAAATATTTGTTTACAATAAAAGGCATCAGGACAGCAAACTGATATTTAAATTAAATCTAAATTAAGGAACTAATTATGTGTAACAGAGCTTACTTTGAAGATGAAGATCCAGAAATTGCAGAACTTAGATCAAAAGATTTTGCAAAAAAACAATATCAATCCCACTATTTTGCACATCCAGATTGCCAAGATCCAGATCACCCAGGCTGTGCCAACTGTGAACCAGAGGAATATGAAAATGATTAAATTTAGAAAAGGGAATATTAATCCAACAACCAAAACATTTCCTAGAACATTGGCAGAGGCATTTCCTAATAACCCAGAACCAAACTTTGAGGAAAAAGGTTTTGACAAAGAGGACAAATTGGTGATGACAGCCTGTGTAGTGATTGCTTTTATTTTATTTACATTAATTATTTGGGGAATATTATGACTAATCAAGGAGGCAAATTAATTGCCACAGCATTTGTAAAGGCACAAAAAGAATTTGGGCCTGCTCTAAAGTCAAGCACCAATCCACATTTTAAATCCAAATATGCTGACCTATCAGCCTGTGTGGAGGCAGTCATTGATGCTTTGAACAACAATGGAATTGGCATGACACAAAAGCTCTATGAAAATGCAACTGGGGTAAGTGTAGAGACTATATTTTTACATGAGTCTGGTGAAACTTTAGAGTGTGGTGTTTTGCATGTTCCAGCAAGCAAACAAGACCCGCAAGGTTATGGCAGTGCTTTGACCTATGCAAGGCGGTACAGCCTGATGAGTGCCTGTGGCATAGCTCCAGAGGATGATGATGGCAACATGGCCTCTAGAAAGCCAGAAAAGCCTTTAGCAAATGAATCTGAAATGGTTGATTGGTTAGAGGCAATAGCTGAGTCTAGTGATTTGGATACTTTACAAAAGAACTTTGTTAAAGCTATTTCAGCCAGTAACGGTGACAAAGAATGGCAGTTAAAAATAATTGCTGTTAAAGACAAAATGAAGAAAAAATTGGAGACTAAATAATGGCTAAGAAACCTAAAGAAAAAACACTAGAACAACTACATGACGAAATTATGGATTTGTTCATTGGGGTAAGTTTTAAACAAAGTATCTTGTCTTTAGTTGATACTTTGACATCAGTAGCTGATTATCTTGAAATGCCGATTACAGATGTAATTGAAATGATAATTGAAGCAGATCGTGAAAATAAAAAATTTAAGGAGAAATAATGAAAGCATTTCCAAACGGAATAATTACAAACGGTGAT